CTTGCGGAGTAGACCCGGGCTGTACGATGAGCCTCCTTGAGGAGATGCAGAGCCACCCCACTCCCAATAGCATTCTCTATAGGCGAAGGATTCTGGGACACCGTAGGTCCTTCCGTCGATGTTGGGTTCCACCATGTGGGCGATGACGAGTTCGCGGGTTAGGGAGGTCCCGCCTTGGGCCCAGAGGGAGGCCGTGGATGGGGAAAGATTTTCAACGCCGAATTCTTCCGCCGCCTGCGAAACAGTGTAAGTAAACTCCCGAGCAAAGATGCAAGGGCGAAGTTGACCATCGTTATCAACATAATACTCGCCCAGGCAAGGATTAACGCATCGGATGACATTGTCGAAGTCCTCGTAGATGAGCATGGAGGCGGTGCCGAAGACGACGAGGTCGAAATAGAAGATGGCGAGGGAGTCATAGAAGTTGGATTCAGCGAGGACCAGACCGATGATGCGTTCGACCTCGGCTAGCCACAAGGACACAGGCGAGGTTTGTGTAGAATCCAATCGCCCCAGCTTGTAGCGGAACCAGCGCTTGGTGGGATCGCTGCAACCCATCATCATCCCGGCAGCCAAGTTCCTTGCTGCCATCGAGCCAGTCGAGTCTAAGATGTGGGCGTTGATCGGAGAGCCTCGGGCCATTTGATTCGGGGTGATCAGCCATTTGTACCTTCGAGGGAGTTCGTAATCGGCGAGTTCACGCCAGTGCACCCACCAGGAGAAGCGGTTTACACGGAGGCCGATGAGGCGGGATTCGGAGGCCCGGCGGAAGGCGATTTCAGGATCAGAAGCTGGGCCGGGGGCAAGACGGTTGGTCGCGCGGCGCACCTTTGCCCGTGCCTCGGGGGAGAGGTTGGGGTAGGTGGAGGTGGCTGCAGCGGAGCCGTATTGCACTATGTGGGTTCCTTTGCGGGTGGCTTTTCGAATCGACCCTGACGGTGCATCTCGGCCAGGGCCATTAGAAGCGCTGGCTCAGAGGGCATAGGCTGAGCGGGAGCGGAGGGCTGGTTCTTGGTGATCGGGACTACGGGCATCTGCGGCTCGGAGAGTAGGTCGGAAGACATAAGGCCCTGCGCCCGTAGCCTACTCCCCGCAGATAGCCGAGATAGCAACCACGTTGTGTGCGTGACCATGTCCTGTGCGCAGGCTTGTGGACAAGGTGCTGAGCGCCAAGTGCGATGAAGTGTTGCTCAGCGAAGCAAGTCGCCCCTATGTCCCGGGGGCTTGAGTCGGTGGGTGCGTCGATCAAACGCACCCGTTTCCCTAGCCAGACACCAGCCCATTTGCGGAGGCACTCGATTAGGAGGGATTTGTTCATGTGCCAAGGAGGGTCTTTTGACCCGTGTTGGAGGGATTAGAGGAAAGCTGCGCGCCGAGAAAGGTGGGCTGCGAGGCTTTGGCTTTTGGCTTTTGCCCAGGGGCGGCCTGCGCACCGAAGGCAGGTGGAGCCGCAGGGGTGGTTTGGGGGAGCACCGGTGCCGGGGGCGTGGGAGTGGGGGCGGAGAGGCTCATGCGTCCTCCAGTTCGAAGGTGCGGTAGGGGTCGTATTCGTGCTCGACGAGGGGCTTGCGGGCGTGCTCGCCACCGGCAAATTCATGCGGCGCCAGCGCGTGCGCGAAGGTGGTGACAAAGGCATCGATGTCATCGAGCTCGAGATCGGGCTCGAGTTTCAGCATGTCCTCTTTAGAGATCAGCTGGATCTCATCGCGCTTGTTGATGGTGTATTTGATGGAGCTAAATTGGCGAAGCAGATCTGGGTCGTTGGGGATGCAACCGGTCTTGAGCCACGCCCGCGCTGCGCCGTACATCCCGGAGCGCTTGTTTGCGTAACGCTCGCCTTGGCTGCCCCAAGTGTGGTGCGGGGTGTCGTCCTTCGCACCGAACTGGACTTCGTAGCAATGGAGAGCCTTGGCACGGATTTGGTCCACTACACCACCGCCCACACCACCACCGTCGATGAAGATGCCATCCGCATGGTAGGTGAAGTTGGCCTCGAAGATCCGATCAGAGAGTTGGACCGTGCTCAGTCCTTGGTACCGCTGCCGATCATAAGTCCGCGCATCCCTTCCCTTGCGCGGGTAGATGACAGAAGAATTCTTCCCATAGCGTGCAACATCAACCCCAAGAGCAAGGGGATCAGATATACCAGAAACAGCATCGCGAAGAGCAGCTGCCTGAACATCTTCAGCGGAGAAGAACTCCATCTCGCCAACGCGCGGGAACTGGCCGTAAATGCGGATGCGACAGAAGTCGGAGTCTTCGCCATAGGCGGTGATCCACTTTGCGATTTGGGTTTTGTTGGTGAAGCGGACGGTGCGGGAGTCGATCTCGGTGGAGTGCCAGTAGGTGGAGAAGGCACCGCCCGGGAAGCAGTCTTTGAAGCGGCCGACGTTGCGGGTGGGGTTGCCGAAGACCAGCCAGATTATCTGCGTGTCCTCATCGGTGAGCGCACCTTCGGAGGTTTCCCAGATTACGTTGGGGATGGCGGAGGCTTCGTCGAAGATGAGGAGGATTCGTTTGCCTTTATTATGGAGCCCTGCGAAGGCCTCGGTGTTGCGCTCGGACCAGGGAACCATGTCGATGCGCCAGGTGCGCTCCCGCTCGGGGTGGAAGAGCGAGGTGGCGGTGAGCTTGAACAGATCCTTCGCGATGAAGAGGTGGTACCACTTGCCAAGCTCCGCCCAGGTTTTGGTTTTCAACTGGGTTTCGGTGTTGGCGGTGATCACGCCCTTGGTATCGGTCATGGTAGAGATGGCCCAGAGGATGATCCAGGCAACGCAGCAGGACTTTCCGACCCCGTGGCCGGAGGCAGTGGCCTCCTGGATCGCAGCCTCAGCGGTGATTAGGCCATCACGAATGCGGCCGAGGAGGGCTTTCTGCCATTCCTCAGGGCCGATCTCGTCAGCGAGCCGTCCAGGCTGCCCCCAAGGGAACGCACCCATGACAAAGGCAAATGGATCCCCGGAGACCGAAGCGAGCCAGGCAATGAGGCGTGGGTCGAAGTTAGCGTCCACGCCTAGAACCTCCGGCCGAAAGCAGGTCGGGGAAGAACCTCCCCACGAGGCTCCTCCCCTTCCTGCGGCGCCGAAAGTTGAGGGGCTGGCGGAGGTGTATGGGCGACACCAGCCCCTCCCTCACGGGAAGAATCGGGGGAGGACAACTTCCCGGAGACGAGCTTTGCGGAGCGCGAGCGGTCGATGGCTTGATCCAACTGCGCTGCGAAATCGACATTCACGTTGATGTTGGTTGCGTGCTTCCCAAAGCCGACACGGTCTGCGGAGAGCTCGAAGATCTTCGCGGATTCGCGGACGGGCATACGCTCATCGGCGTCCTCATAATAATTGAGGGTGTCCTGCATCGCCATGGCGGAGCGCAGGGCGTTTTGCACCGAGACGTTGCGGAGGAGTGCGATCTCATCGAACCCCGCCATCTCGCGCACGTGCTCGTGATTACGAAACTGCGCTACGAGGTTCTGCATCGCTGGGTCGAGGGAGAGTTGCCCCACCCGCTCGGGGGTGTAGTCCAGCCGCGCTGCGATCTCATTCCGTGTCAGCCCCGCAGCGATGTACTTCGCAAGCAACCGATGACGCTCCTTGATGCGCTGCAAGGCAGGGCGCCGATCTTCATCAGGGATATATCCCCCCTTAGGCCGCCCGCGCGTCCGCGTCATATCTCGGATCCTCGGGGCCCAGCCCCTCCATGAATTTCAACTTCGGCAGGCTCGGCTTCCCCCGCTTCGCCACAACCTCATCCTCCGCGACCAGTTTACGCAGGCTTCGGTGCCCTCTGCCAGTCCCACGCAGCACTCCGCCATTGTGCCCACGCCAAAATCCCATTTCCCTCATCTCCAAACCCTTCTCAATTCTACCCCTATTTTGAACTTCCAAGCCCTAAAAGTCAAGCAAAAAGGGAGGGGCAAAAAGTAAATTTTAATATTTTTGCGCGGAGGGGTAGTGGGCCGGCGACGAGGACCGATTTTTGGGGTGGGGGGTGGCTTTCGTGAGGGTTCGTTCACGTAACGTTCCGCGAACGCCATGCGGGTGGCGCATGGCTGGGTGTCGAAATGAGCATGGCGTTCACGGTTTGTCTGTGCGATGATCGGTGTGTCGATCGGGCAATCACGCCCATTGGAGACATGTCATGAAGGCGCTCTTTGGATACAACTTCGGCCGTGCGAGCATTGCGATTATTCCTGACAGCCAGAAGAAGGCGAGCAAGGAGGATTGGACGCAGGTGGACTTCGCCACGTTGCCAAGTGAAGCGCAAGTAGCGTTCAAGGCGTTTCAGGATTATAACGAGGAGTTGAAGGCGACTGAGGCGTTCAAGCGAGTACAGGCTGCCAGGACAGAGTATGAGATGATCATGCGCAGTGTGTTGGGGATCAAGTCGGATAAGCTGAGCAAGCAATCGTTTGCGGATTATCTAGCATCGCGAACGGAGGCTGGTTATGCGGCGTAGATCACGGCGGCGAGCGCTCGCCCAAGTATGGGCAGCGTTGCACCGCTACCAATGGCTGCGATATAGATACGGCTAAGGCACAGCGCAAAGGATAAGATCGGCCTGGCATGTCCAGGCCTTTCTTGCGTTCTGTGTGTTCACGGTTTGGTCTAAAACGCCTTGGCGTGGTCGCTGGTGCGTTTTAGATCAGGCCGCTAGGTGGGTAGCGAGGCGGGTCGACAAGCGCACCACGGGCCACGGCTGGCGGATTGGAGGGCCTTCTGTGAGCGGTCAGATCGAGCCATCCCTGATCCGATCTGATCCTACTCTTATGCTACTCTCAATCTACTCTCATAGCCTAGTCATGGCTGTTTGGGCACATTGGCAGAAGGTATTGAAACATTCGGATAGTGTTCCTTATGATAAAAAAAAAAAAAAAAAAATTAAGGACAGTAAGACCCGCCCACACTGTGTAAAATCGAGATAGGTGCCCAAACAGTCGGGACTAGACTATGAGAGTGGAATGAGAGTAGGATGAGAGTGGGATGAGGTAGAATGAGGCGGGATGAGAGTGGACTAGGTGCGTGGGAACATTCGCAGCGTGCGGAGCGGGAATAGGTGACGATATGCACGCAGCGCGGTGCGATTATTGTTGCAACCAACGGTGAATTCTGATATACTGTGAGTTGAAATCGGGGAGTAGCAAATGCCACTAGCACGAAGCGGGATATACGATACGCTTTATCGACTTGCGTTAAAGCTTGCGAAGAAATCAGTCATGGCAACAATGGTGCAGCGTGGGTATGATCCTACGGACTTCTCGCCAAGGGATATTGGGAAGTCTGCTAGGATATTGGTTGACAGCGATCCAAAGTGGATTGAACAGGCAAAGCGGAGGTTGAAGATATGACCCAGCGAATATCAATCACTGAAGCGCGAGATGCACCTACCATTTCATGGACGCCCTCAGAGCAACTCGAACGGATGATTGACAGCCAAGGCCTTGGGAGTGTGCTTGAAATGATCCGGGAGATTTGCTACGAGAAGGCGAATCATATCGCGGTGGAGTGGCAGGATATGCCGCTTGCAAAGCGATGGATTGCCTATGCGATACGGATCAATAACGTTGTGCAAGCTATTCGCTGAGCAGGAGGGACCATGTCAGCAATCATCACCGGAGCCATGCTCCTACTAAGCGTAGCCGTAACGGCCTACGTGTGGGCCATCCTGATAACGATAGGATGGTGATTGCAAGCCCAAGGGGAGCTTATCCCTCCCCTTGATCGTGCAATCCCTAGCACATCCATCGGCAGCAATAGGAGGGAGTATGAAAGAGTCCTAGGATGCCCTTGGCCTAACCAAAAGGAGTCGTCAATGCCCATGATAGCGGTTGCTATCACCAAAGCGAAGAAGAATATCAGCGTGGACACCGAAGCCTTTTCGGATGAAATCTACGCAGCGATTTTTCAGGAAGGCCTGAAAACCCTCCTGAATAAGAACATGAGCAAGATCACGGTGAAGGATCTTGATGGTGATGATCTTGCTGAAGCGCAGTCCGCTGCCCTCGCGAAGGGCGAGGAAAACCTGAAGAACCTTGTCGAGGGCAACCTCAAAAAG